TCCGCAGTCTATTGTTACTGCTGGTACATCTTGGCTGGGGGATAATTTTGATTCTGTGTTGCTTTATGGCTCTTTGCTGGAAGCGTATACGTACATGAAGGGCGAGAAAGATGTCCTTGATAACTATATAGCCCGGTACAATGAAGCCTTAGCAATGCTTAAACAACTTGGCGAAGGCAAGAACCGTCAAGACATGTATCGCACCCCACAAGCGAGGTATCCAGTCAGATGAGCAGCATGAGCGAAGTAGCCTTCCTTTTAGGTGGCACAAACGTCAAAGTCCTTACGACTTCTGGTCGTGGGTTCACGCCTGAAGAAATGGCTGAACGGGCTTTGGATAAGATTATCTCTGTTGGCTCGCAGACTCACCCCGCCATTCGGGATCAAGCCGAGGCGTTCAGGAATCAGATCCGGCAAGTTTTAGTGTATTACATGAAAGAAACCGTCAGAACACACCACGTGACTCTGGCAAACAAGTTCAGGAACGCTGGACATCCTGATTTAATTAAACTTTTAGATGAATAAAGGAGCCTAATATGGCGATTACCCAAGCAATGACAACCTCGTTTAAGGCACAACTTTTGTTGGCCGTACACGATTTTCGTCCCTCAGCGGACACAGGCGCAGACGTTTTTAAACTGGCGCTGTACACATCTGCTGCAACATTAGACGCTAACACGACTACTTATAGCGCTTCTAACGAGGCAAGCGGTTCTAACTATACGGCTGGCGGTCTAGCACTAACCAACACCGGGGTAACGGCAACCAACATCAATGCCAATACCGGTACAGGTTTCTGCGACTTTTCCGATCTGACCTTCCCGAACGTATCGGTGACGGCTCGTGGCGCTTTGATTTATAACACCACGCCTTCGGCAAACAGCAATGCAAACACGACTCTGACCAACGCATCTGTGGCGGTTCTGGACTTCGGTGCTGATAAGACATCTACGGATGGCGACTTCACCATCATTTTCCCGACCAACGATGCTTCTAACGCTATTATCCGTATCGCGTAACTATGTCATTCGTACTTGCTGATCGTGTCAAAGAGACAAGCACAAGCACCGGTGTAGGGGATATGACTCTAGCCGGTGCTGAGACTGGCTATCAATCTTTTGCTGTCATCGGTGACGGCAACTCAACCTATTACACAATCGCCCTTCAAGGCGGTAACGAGTGGGAAGTAGGTATTGGCACGTATGAGACGACAGGCCCGGATCTTCAGCGGGATATAGTGCTGTCCAACTCTTTGGGGACTACGGCAAAGATTAACTTCTCAGCCGGAACCAAGGATGTCTTTGTAACCTACCCGTCTGAGCGGTCAGTGTTTGCTTTGGGTGGTGGGGTGACTGCCGATACTGGGTCTATCTACATTAATAAGACAACTGTTACTAAAGACACCACGCTAAACGATGGCGAGAATGGCATATCGGTAGGAACAATGACGGTAGGCTCAGGCGTAAATGTGACTATTGATACCGGGCAAAGGTGGTTGATTGTATGAGCAAAATTCAAATTCTCGGCCCTTCGACTGGTACAGGAACGCTTACACTTACTTCAGAGGCGACTAATACAGACCAGACTATTACGTTTCCAAATAGCACGGCGACAATAGTTGCGGTTGCTCCGGGGACTGCTGGTAACGTCATTACGTCTAACGGTACATCTTGGGTGTCTCAAGCAATTGCTGCTTTACCAAGCCAGACAGGTAATTCTGGAAAGTATTTAACTACAGACGGAACTAATGCTTCTTGGGCTACTGTTTCTATACCCGTTGAGATTATTACCCCAACAAATACTTCTCCTGCTAATGGCGCAACAGGGCAAACAGAAACACCAACCCTAACGTCATCAACTTTTTATTCGTTGTATGGATTTACGCACACTGCTTCTCAGTGGCAAGTATCTACGTCCTCTGGATTTGGGACAACCGTTGTAAACACCGGAGACGTTGGTAACTTAACATCCTACACAATTTCTGCTGGCGTTCTATCGACTAGTACAACCTACTACTGGCGTGTTCGCTATAAAGACTCAAACGGTTCTTACTCTTCGTATTCGACTGCTACAACATTTACAACAGCGGCGACATTTAATTATGGTATCGAGTACATAATTGTTGCTGGTGGCGGTGCTGGCGGTGGATTATCAAGCGAAGGCATAGGTTGCGGAGGTGGCGGTGCTGGTGGATATATTGCTGGCACAAAAACTGTTACTCCCGCTTCTTCATTCTCGATTACAGTTGGCGGCGGAGGTACTGGGGGAACATCTAGTGCTTCTACTAGCGGGTCTAATAGCACTGCAAACTTTAATGGCACAGAGACAGCAATAGGTGGTGGTCGTGGGGGTGGTAATACATCCCAAGGCACTGGAGGAAATTATACGGCGGCAAGCGGGGGTTCTGGTGGTGGCGGTTCATATGCAAACCCGTCAGGCGCTGCTGGAACAGCAGGACAAGGATCGTCAGGTGGTACTGGTCAATCTGGTGGAAGTTATCCCGGCGGCGGTGGTGGAGGCGCAACGGCTGCTGGTGGTTCTCCAGCATCAAATACTAGCAATGGTGGTAATGGCGGCACAGGGATTAACTGGCAGTCTGTTGGAACTTTCTATGCTGGTGGTGGTGGGGCTGGTAGAAACGGTGGTACTGCTGGAACAGGCGGATCTGGTGGCGGGGGCAATGGCGGATCAAATGCTGCTGGTTCTAACGCAACTGTTAATACTGGTGGTGGCGGCGGAGGCGCTGGAAACTCTTCTATCGTGACATCATTGGGCGGTAACGGTGGTTCTGGTGTTGTAGTGGTTCGATACTCCGGGGCACAAAAAGGAACAGGCGGAACAGTTACCTCGGCTGGCGGATACACGTATCACACGTTTACAACTTCAGGGACGTTTACAGCATGAGCCACTTTGCAAAAATAGTAAATGGCATCGTGACAGAAGTAATTGTTGCGGAGCAAGATTTTATTGATAGTCTCCCAGAGTCTTCATCGTGGGTGCAAACTTCCTATAACACTTATGGCGGCGTTCACGCACTGGGTAATACACCTTTACGAAAGAATTACGCAGGTATTGGGTTTACCTACAACCATTTACGTGATGCGTTCATACCGCCAAAACCCTATGCGTCTTGGAAACTCAACGAGACAACGTGCTTATGGGAACCTCCGATTCAGTATCCTAACGATGGTAAAGATTATGTTTGGGATGAAATTACAACTTCATGGGTTGAGAGATAACTATGCCAGCATCAGTTATTAACGCCACCATAAATGGCATCAATGCCACGGGTGGAAACGTAGCCGAACTTGAACTTCAGGTAGGCGGCACGACGGCTATTACAGTTAACTCTGCTGGGTACTGGGTATTAACCCAAGCACTTCCAGTGGCATCCGGGGGTACCGGATCAAACACGGCTACATTTAGTGGCGCTAATATTACTTCTCTTAATGCATCAAACATTTCTTCTGGAACATTAGCAGTAGCCCGTGGTGGTACAGGGAATGAATTTTTTACGGTCAGTGGCCCCGCTACCTCAGCAAAGACGTATACATTCCCCAACGAAAATATGTCGGTTGGGTTTAGGAATATTCCGCAGTCAGGCTCGGATAAAACAGGTTCTTATACGCTTGCCGTAGGCGACATTGGCGAGTTTATCGGCGTAGGTTCTGGCGGTTCTATTACAATTCCTGATGCAACTTTTGCCGCTGGTGATGCAATTACAATATTTAACAATACAACTGGCAATATAACAATTACTTGCACAATTACAACCGCTTATATTGCTGGAACAAATACAGATAAAGCAAGTGTTGCTCTTGCAACTAGAGGTGTTTGCACTGTTTTGTTTATTTCTGGAACTGTCTGCGTTATTACGGGTAACGTATCCTAAATGAGCGGAATTTTACAAACTCTATTAGGCACGGCTGGCATAACCCCGCCACCTACTATTACTGTTAATTTTCTTGTAATAGCGGGAGGTGGTAGTGGAGGTAGCGGTAGTAATAGATCAGCGGGAGGTGGAGGTGCTGGTGGATATAGAACTTCGGCTGGTACTTCAGGCGGCGGAGGCTCTGCGGAATCAGCAATATCGGCCCTACGAAGCACTAACTACACCGTTACAGTTGGCGGCACTGGTTCAAGTTCTGTTTTTAGCACTATTACTTCATCTGGTGGTGGTTCTGGTAGCGGCACAGTAAATGGTGCCGGTGGCGGTGGTGGTAGCGGAGGTGGAGGCTGTAACGACTCTGGTGGTGGCGGCTCTGGAACTGCTAATCAAGGATACAACGGCGGAAGTGGTGGTCAGAATTCTGGTGGCGGTGGTGGCGGTGCGGGTGCGGCAGGAAGCCCTTCTGGAGGAAACAATTCCGGCGGATCTGGCGGCAGTGGTGTATCTTCCTCTATTACTGGAAGCGCAGTAACTAGGGCTGGTGGAGGTGGCGGCGGAAGTCGTGATGGCCCGGGTTCTGGTGGATCAGGTGGCGGTGGCGCTGGTGGTACTGGCTTTCCTCCGGTATCCGGAACAAATGGAACTGCAAATACAGGTGGTGGCGGCGGTGGTGCTAATAGCGGTAGTTCAGGCCCCGGAGGCAGTCCCGGTATTGGTGGCTCTGGAATTGTTATTCTTAGGTACCCTGATTCAGTGACTATATCTAACCCCGGTGGTGGATTAACCTATTCAACATCTACAGCCGGTGGATTTACTGTCGCAACATTTACAGCCGGTACAGGCAACGTTTCTTGGAGTTAACAATGGCGCACTATGTATTTCTAAATGAGCACAACATTGTTATCGAAGTAATTACCGGTAAAAATGAAGGTGAAGAGGGTATAGATTGGGAAGTGCACTACGGTAACTTTCGAGGTCAACCCTGCAAACGCACCTCTTACAACACTCGTGGGGGTATTCATGCATCTGGCGGCATACCTTTTCGCAAAAACTTTGGTGAGATAGGATACACATACGACGCAGGACGGGATGCTTTTATAGAGCCACAGCCGTTCTCATCATGGATATTGAATGAAACTACGTGCAGATGGGAGCCTCCTGTACCGTATCCAACAGATGGCAAATACTATGTGTGGGACGAAGAAACAACTTCATGGGTAGAGACAAATGGCTGATTCATTTATTAACGCAGATACCGACGGTCTAAAGCAGACTGGCGGCGACTCCAATATTCTGAATATACAGACGGGTGGCAACAATGCCATTACGATCAATGCCCTTCAGAATGTGACCTTAGATGGTACGGGGGCTGTGACGGTTCCTGTGGGTACCGTAGCCGAGCGGCCTTCTGCGCCTGCTGCTGGTATGTTCCGGTTTAACGATGACTCTGACGAGTTTGAGGGCTATGACGGATCGGCATGGGGTTCGATTGGCGGCGGGAGCAACATCACGCCATTTGGTCTTTTTGAGAACGCCAAGTTAATCTCAGCCGACTACACGATTACCACAAACAACAACGCCCTCAGTGGTGGCCCTATTGAGATTGGGACTGGGGTTAACGTAACGGTTCCTTCGGGATCAGTCTGGACGGTGGTTTAGTATGGCTATAACAATAAACGGTACAACAGGAATAGCGGGTGTAGACGGTTCCGCTAGTACGCCAGCGGTACAAGGTGCAGACCCTAATACAGGCATTTTTTACCCTGCGGCAGACACCATAGCCTTTGCTGAAGGTGGTGCAGAGGTTATGCGGATTAACTCTAGCGGTTATGTAGGTATTGGAACTACTTCTCCCGGCTCTCCGCTTTCAGTTTTATCTAGTACAGCAACTGCACAAGGCATATATAGAAATACTGACGTATCTATTGCTGGAGCCGCAGGGGTAACACTAGAGTTAGGTGCTTTAGTTGGAACTACTCCAACACCCGCAGCACAAATTGTTACTGTATTAGAAGATGCCAATGCTGGAAATATGCGGTTTGGAACCAGAAGTTCTGGAACTGTAACAGAGCGTATGCGTATCGACTCCAGCGGTAATGTTGGGATTAATACAACCACCCCTGCCGCACCGCTTCATGTCAGAACAACCGCAAATAACTGGACGTCATATTTTTATAATTCGTCTGCAAGCGGGAATATGTATGGGCCTTTATTTGGTTTTACTCGTACACCCAACGATACAAACAGCATTTTTTTGTATTGTGAAGATAATACAAATGCAAAATGTGCAATTTATTCTAATGGAACAGTAACAAACCGAACAGGTACATACAACTCGTTCTCTGACATAAAACTTAAGCAAGACATTACAGACGCATCAAGCCAATGGAATGACATCAAGGCTTTACGGATTGTTAAGTACCGCCTTAAAGATGAAGTTGCCGCTGACCCAAACTACCCTGCCTATATCGGTGTAATCGCTCAAGAGGTTGAGCAAGTAAGCCCCGGTCTTATAGACAATTGCGTAGACAAAGATAGTGGAGAAGTAACCAAGTCTGTTAAATCTTCTATTATTTACATGAAAGCAGTCAAAGCCCTTCAAGAGGCGATGGCTCGCATTGAAACCCTAGAGGCACAGAACGCAGCCTTTGAAGCCCGTCTAGCCGCATTGGAGGCTAAATAATGTCACTCGTAAAAATATCAGGCAACGCAAGCGGGACGGGAACGCTGACTATAGCGGCGCCCAATACAAACACGGACTACACGCTAACTTTGCCAACGAATACTGGCACGATTTTGACAGGTTCATCGGCTATTACGGCTTCACAGTTGCCCGCTGGCTCTGTGTTGCAGGTGGTTCAAACCACTAAAAACGATACAACATCAACTACAACTACTGGAAGTTTTGTTGATATAACTGGAATGAGCGTTTCAATTACTCCATCTTCTGCATCTAACAAAGTGTTGGTTATGTTTTCAATTAGCACTTCAAATGCCACAGGAGACCAAAACGATTGTATTCAACTTGTTAGAGATTCAACAAACATTGCATCAGGCACAGGAGCAGGCACTGTAAACTGTACTTTGTATATGAGAGAAAACTCAAGCGCTTCTATGCAAACAGGTTCAATGACATTTTTAGATTCTCCTGCTACAACTTCAGCGGTCACATATAAACTTCAATGGCGAGCATCATCTGGTGGAACTTTATATTTAAATCGTAGAGGGGGTGATACTAGTTTTATAACTTTTTCAACAATTACAGCAATGGAGATTAAGGTATGAGACACGAGGCAATTTACAATCTCTATCCTAATGTAGTCACCATTGATGACGGTGCCGGTGCGTTAGATGCCCAAGGCAATCAAGTTATTGTAGACGAAGCCGCTGTTGCTGCTGAGATCCAACGTTTAGAACCAATCAAAGCCGCAGAGCAAGTAGACGCTAAACGCAAAGCCGCATACATAGTCGAGGCAGACCCGTTGTTCTTCAAAGCCCAGCGTGGTGAGGCTACGATGGAGGAGTGGCAAGCCAAGGTAGCAGAGATTAAGACGAGGTTTCCAAAATGAGCCAGATAAAGGTCAACGCAGTCACAGACGCTAGTGGTGGTAATACCGCTACTATAAATAGCATGACCCCTACTGCGGATAGTTTGCAGGGCTTCCGCAACCGCATCATCAATGGTGGAATGGTAATCGACCAGCGTAATGCTGGTGCGGCTGTGTCTACCTCAAGTTCGTATCCTGTTGATAGGTTTTATGTTGTAGAAGGAACTTCAGCAACTTTTACATCTCAGCGTTCTACGACAGCACCAACTGGATTTACAAATTCATTATTGTTTACTGTTGGAACAGGTGCTTCTGCGGGAGCAGCGGAACAAGTACAAATTAGACAGGCAATTGAAGGTTTTAATATCGCTGATTTGGCTTGGGGTACTGCTAATGCTAAATCTGTAACAATATCGTTTCAGGTAAGGTCTAGTGTTACTGGTACTTATTGCGTGTTTTTGCAAAGTTCAGATGGTGGCGTTTCTTATGTCGCCACTTATACAATTTCTGCCGCTAATACGTTTGAATCTAAATCAATCACAATTACTGGGCCAACAAGCGGAACATTCTCTACTGACAATAGTACAGGAGTATTAGTTGGCTGGGATTTAGGTTCTGGTTCTAATTTTAATACTATCGCTGGTTCATGGCAGTCTGGTCAATACCGCAGAACAACAGCCCAAGCAAACTTTATTAGTAACTCTAGCGCAACCTTTTACATCACAGGCGTTCAACTCGAAGTAGGCTCTGTTGCTACACCGTTTGAGCGCAGGGATTATGGGCGTGAGTTGATAATGTGTCAGCGGTATTATTACAAAACTAGTGGTTATGCTTTTGCTGGATCACGCATAACACAGGCTGGTTATGCAGTTAACACTACCGTTGCTAGGGTATCAAATGTTTTTCCAGTTCCCATGAGAGCCACCCCAAGTGCTGTTGAGCAATCTGGAACCGCTGGACAGTATTCTGTTGTTGGTTTTGGTTCAGTAAGGACAACTTGCTCTGCTGTTCCATCATTTATTGATGCCCAAACAGACCACGCAACTACAGCATTTACTGTTGCATCTGGTTTAACTGCTTGGACTGCAGGTCAAGGTGCGGCAGAAAATGTAACAACCCCTAGCGCAACAGTAGCCTATCTCGCATGGAGTGCTGAACTATGATCTATAAAATGCTACCTAAACAAGAAGGTGAAGCACAAATCTTTGCCCGTATCGATGACGATGGCTTATGCAGACTGACCTGTACCGCTGAGTATCCACAACTGAAAGCAGACTTGGTGGCTGGCGCAGAACTGCAAGACGCTGAGGGCAATGTGATGACTGCTGAAGCCGCACAGGCTTTTGTCGCTACGCTACCGTGAAATGACATAAAAAATGTTCGGCTTTTTTCCCCTAGCGGGTGCGCCCTTTGCCGATACAGGTGTAGTAGGGATACCTGCTAACGTAAACGTTACTGGGGTTGAGGCTACCGGCGAATTAGGCACGGCGTCCGTTACGGGCAAAGCGAATGTATTTGTAACCGGTGTAGAGGCCGAAGGCCAACTTGGTACGGCGGATGTAGCGGGTGAAGTAAGTGTCTTCCTAACTGGGGTTCAGGGCACAGGACAGACTGGCGC